TGCTGAAGAAATTGATGCTGCGGGCGTTCGTACTTTAATTAATGTAGAAGACGGAGCAGATGTTACATCTACTAATGAAACTACTCATGCTGATGTAGTTCAAGATGGTGACTTTGGGTCTAACGGATATATGAAAAGAACTGGTGCTGGCGCCTATGGTGTCCAGTCTAGTCCTATTCCAGTTACAGAAACCGACGCTAAATGTACGGATGCTACAGCAGACAATACAGCTGCGAATGAGACATCTCATACTACTGTAATGAATACTGATGATGTTGGTGAGATAAATGGTCTCGCTAATAAAGGTACTCCAGTCGCGGCTGATGAGCTAATTATTGAGGATAGCGCAGCATCATGGGGAAAGAAAAAGATTAGCTGGTCGCAATTACCAGGAGGAGCGTCTGGAACTAATGTCCAAGTGGACACAGGCGGTAATCTTACTGATGCCGACTTCCAAGACGGTGGTGACATCAACTTTTCAGAAGCGGCAGGAGTTGTTACAGCTGCCATTAAAGCTGATACTGTTACTTATGATAAGATGCAGGATACGACTGACACGAATCTCTTTCTTGGACGTGACACTGCAGGTGGTGGTACTGTAGAAGAAATAGCTAAAACAGAAGCTTTAGCAATCCTTAACGTGGAAGATGGTGCGGATGTAACATCAACAAACGAGACAACTCATGCTGATGTAGTTCAAGACGGTGATTTCTCTTCAGCAGGGTATTGCAAAACAGATGGTGCAGGCGCATACTCTGTTCAATCTAGTCCTATTCCTGTTACCGAAACCGATGCCAAGTGCACTGATGCACTAGCGGACCAGACTTCAGCCAATGAAACGTCTCATGCTACTGTTGTAACTGCTACGGCTGTTATAGGTGATAACCGTATCATCCGCGGAGACGGAGGCATTCGGCTAGTACAGGCAGCTCTCCCAGAAATCAATGATGCCGGTACACTCGTCATGTCGAGTGGCGTTGGTATTCAAGCTGCATTTGGTCTTGATGAGAGTACGTATCCACGTTATTTCGCGAATCTTCGTAAGAATTTTACCGGCGCTTTAGTTAGTGACTACGCGGCAGTATATGTTCTAGCAAAAGACATAAGTACTACGGTCGGCGGCGGCCATACAATGTACGGTAAGCAGCTTATAGCTGAGTGGGCGAGTGCTACTAACGGCGCTCAAGTTGATGATCTAATCGGTGCTCAATTTATTTCAGACATTAATGTTAATGCTACTGGTACAGGTCAAACTGTCGGAAGTAACGTTTCTGGTCAGTTCACATGCAGAAATGTTAATACAATAGCTCGTACTATTGTTACACCAGCAGGCGGTCGTTTCTTATTTATATATACTGGTCAAAATCAAACTGTAACGGGTAATGCTGCTTCTGCATTAATTGTAACTCCTTCAGCTCTTGGAAGTGGGACTACGCTTGCTAAGTACGGTGGCGTCTTTGTAGAAGACCAGAGAGCTATAGGTACTCTAAGTCAAGGTTTCTGGTTAGCTGCACAGTCGCTTGTATCGAGTGCGATAACAGGTAATTACTATGCAGAGGGCGGTAACTGGAATACTGGTCACTGGCAACTAGGTAACGCTCATATTTGGTTCGATGGAACTACATTATATGGTAAGATTAGTGCTCCTACGGGAGCGACTGATGGTACAGATCTTCTTGGTGGCGGAAGCGGTGAGACTAATACTGCGTCTAACCAAGGTACAGACGGTGTAGGAGTTTATGACACTAAAGTAGTAGCAGATCTTCAGTTTCGTCATGTAGCTCCTGGCAGTACTAAGATTACTACTACACTAAACGGTAAAGATATTGATATAGATGTAGTTGAGGCTAATCTTGTACATGATCATGACGGTGTTACTGGTGGTGGTACTGTAGATCATGTTGATCTTGCTAATAAAGGTACCAATACTCATGGTGATATCGATAATCATATTACTGGTACAACTGAACATAGTGCTACCGGCGCTATTATGGGTACGACTAATACCCAAACAGTAACGAATAAAGATCTGACTGCTGAGACTAATAAGCTACGATCTAGTAAGTCCTTTTCATTTGAGATCCCAGAAGATGGTGAACGCTTCCCGATCTATATGAACGAGCGAGCAATCACTATTCTAGGTGTTTCATTTTCATCCGAAGGCGGTACTAGTGTTCTCTTTAACTTAGAGTTCGGTACCACGATTGCTTCTGGTACTGTTATCCACACGGATACTTGTGCAACTAGTACGCCTGAATGGGACGTAACTCCTAGCGGAGATAGTACTGTTCCCACTGATCAGATAATTATGCTTGAAATCACGACAGTTACGGCTACTGTTAATGTCATGCATGTCACGTTCTACTACACAGAAGACTAATGGCACAATACGCAAGACCAGATGATGATATCAGTGGTTCGTGGGACAGCACGACTGGTGCAAACTACTTTGATCAGCTTAATGAAGTCTCTGTTAATGATTCTACTTACATCCAAGAAGACGATGGTAGTACTTTGGTTATGGGCATGTCTGATGTTACTGATCCTGCGGTTTCTACTGGACATATCCTTCGTGTTCATTGCTATCGTTCTTCTAATAAAGCTAATACTTTTACGGTACGTTTACTTCAAGGCGCTTCAACAGAAATTTGGACAAACAGCGGAGCAACAGTAACTAGTGGTGCGCCTTCTCAAGACTATGGTGCTACTCTCAGCGCTGGTGAGGCGGATAGCATTACAGACTACACGGATCTAAGACTCGAAGTAACAGCTACTTGTTCGAACCCAACAGATGTCTTCTGTACTTGGGCTGAGTTAGAAGTACCTAACGCGCCAGGCGGTCAAGCTCGGAGAATCATGGTGATAAGCTAATGGCTCTATCTAACATGCAGATTCAGACTTATCATTTTCCTTCATTCAGAGGATTAAATCTGAAGGACGGTCCATTGACTGCTCCTCCAGAATTTTCAAGAATTGCCAACTACACTAACTTCGGTTTATTGGGAACTATTGAGAAAGCTAAAGCTCCCTTAAAATTCAATACTGTTCAGTTAGGAACTTCCGCTGATTCAGCTGTAACAGCGATGATTGAGTATATGCAAAATGATGGTACTAAGTACTTCTTAGCATATGCTTATGACGGTAAACTTTATAAGATAAGCGTGACTGGAGTAATCACTGATATTACTCCTTCTAATGTTACTATAGCAGCTGGTAAACTACCACACTTTTATGGTTACAATAATCTCATGTGGCTATCGGATGGTGTTAATCCTCCGGTATATGTGTATGACACCGTAACCAGCAGTAAATGGTTTGAGATTGGGCTAGATGCTCCTACTCAAGCTCCAACTCCTGCTCTTTTAGGATCAGGTAATGTAACTGGTTACCATAAGTACAAATATATTTATGTTTCTCCTTCTGGAGCAAAGTCAAATCCTAGTCCGGTGAGTCCTGTAATTAACGCAACTAATAGCATTGTTAGACTAACTAACATTACTGTAAATTCAAGTACTACGGATAATACAGAAGCAGGCACTGAACGGTGGATTTATAGAACCGCTGAACTTATTAGTGATACTTCAGAAGGGATTTATTTCTTTCTTCATGCGCTTGCAGATAACACCACTACTCAATGGGATGATGATGTACCTGATTCAGATTTAGCTGAACCACTTGAAGAAGATAAAGATAAGCCTCCAGCAGGTCTGTTTGGGTTTACTGAGTATAATGGAAGTGTGTATGGCTATGAGCCGTTCTCATCTATTTTATGGTATTCTAATATCAATAAACCAGAAGCTTTCGGTGAAGGTTTTAATTCTGAGCCAATTAGACCTGGTGATGGTACGATCATTACAGGTCTAGGTGCACTTAATGGTCTTAATATTTTCAAGCAAAGATCTATTCATAATTGGATAGGTCTACCTGGTTTATTCGCAAGAAAAGCTAAGGTCAACGGTATTGGTTGTGTATCTCATCGTACTATTAAGAACGTTGAATTACCAAGTGGTGGTGATGTACTCTTTTTCTTATCACAGTATGGTCCAAGGTTCTACGATGAGCAAGATGCTTTCTTAATTTCAAGAGAAATTGAACCTATATTTAATGGTACTGATGATAACTATATCTTTAATCATGCTAGAGCTGAGCAAGCTGTAGCTGAGTATAGTGAAAAAGACGGACGTAAGTATTTCTTATCAGTTGCGGTAAACGGAGCTACAGAAAATAACTTACTTTTAGTTTATGATATCTATGCTCAAAGTTGGTCTACTCGTAGTCCATTTTACAGTGCTAGCTTGTCCTTAAAATCTGATTCATCTAATCAGCAGACATTAATGGGAGGTGATTCAAGAGATATTAATAACTTAAATGGTGGCTGGGTTTTCACTGTAGAGGGAGCTGATGACTACTACGGTGAAGATTATCCAGGTTCATATGCCACTGTATGGAATCATTTAGGTTATCCTAATCATCAAAAGCTTCTTAGATTCCTTGAAATAGATTCTCAATCTGTTGGTAATTATAATTTGTCTGTTGACATCTTTCTAGATGGCTCTACAGTGCCATCGCTTACTAAGCTAGTGAGTCTCTCAGATGAGGGATTTAACTGGGACGATCAGAGTTCTCTTTGGGATAATGCGACCTGGTCTATTGATACATTCAACTCGAAAATTATTCCTCTTCCTAGGCTTAAAGGTCGGTACATCGGCGTTGGATTTAGAACAGATACTAAGGATCGTTACTGGAAAGTACTTCAGGCAAGAATGCAGTTTACGGTTCTGCCTAACTCCGGTGATCGTAGATGAGTTTTAGAAATCAAGACATACCTAATCAGAGAGATTTTGGTACTGATAGCTCTGATAGATATGTAGATGAATTTAAGAATACAGTAAAGGAAGGAAGATCTTATGAGGATCTTCAAGTACCAGATAAACTTCGTCTTAGAGAAATTATTCGCAGATTAGATGACTACGACAGATATCTTCCTATCTGGGAGGCGTTTGTAAGAACCGTGGTTACTGCAGCATTTACTAATGACGAAGGAATAAATGATGATCTCACTGTCCCGCATACGCTTGGTAGCATACCTAAAGACATAATTGCTGGATTAGCGAGTACTCATGCGACTTTTATAAAAGGCGATAAACCTTGGACAGACGGAGTAATTTATCTAAGAGCCTCAACACCTTGTACAGTTAAGTTTTATTTGGTGGGCTAATGGCATTAACTCTCATAAATTTTTCGGCTGGGACAGTAATTAAATCCTCTGAAATGAACAGCAATTTTTCTGCTGTCAACACAGAACTGTTTGATATCACTAATGATAATGTAGCTAATAATGCTGCAATTGTAGATACTAAGCTAGCTCAGATTACTACCGCAGGCAAAGTCCATGGTAGTTCTATTGTAGCTTCAACTATTGAGCACGCTAAAGGACAGTTCGTTTGGACTATTCCGGGCGTGCTAGTAGGTTCTTATGATTTTCCTTTTCCGTACAGAGCATCAGCTACACTTGTACCAACTGATGTTTTCTTAGAAATAGATACAGCTCCGGTAGGCGCTGATCTGATTGTGGATATCAAGAAAAATGGTACTACGTTCTTCTCAACTAAGCCTGAAATTGGTGATGGTCTTTTAACTGGTGGCTCAGGAGCAGTGTTCAACATAACTACTATCACAGGGGCTGATAAAATTACAGCTCATGTGGATCAAGTAGGTAGTTCAACTCCTGGTTCTGACATTGTTATTTCTCTTAGAGTGGATCAAGCGGTACCTCAATAATGGGCCTCCCTTTCTATTACGGTAGTCCTGATACTTTTACTGAAAATTTAAGTGCTAATGGCTTTAGTGTTAATCCTGATCATGTTTATGATGAAGATCTTCTTGGTACTTGGGGAATAATACAAGTACTCTATAATGGACTCCCAGTAATATTTGATGAAACATCTTACGTTGATACTCACTGGTCTGGTTCTCCCGGCACTGTGCCTAGAAGTGTTGTAGGTAATATTCGATTTACATCACATTATAATTTGATCGCTCCTACAGGTGGCATATCCAGTTGTGAGTGGAAAGTCTGGTATGACATTGGTGCAGGTGATGTTCTCGTATACGGAGAAAGTACATTTGCAACAGATGGCAGTCCAAAAAGTGGAGTTAATGGACCTTTTACCATATTATTTGATCTTCCAGCTGGTACTGATTTAGCAAACGTACATATTAGAAACTCTGTGCGTGGGCAAATATCGACTGCTTTAGGTACACCTCTTGTAGACGTGACCATTAGGTGCAATGAATTCTGGTTAACTGAAGGTCTTTCAAATCAACCAGGTCTCCAATTCGTATGAATGACTTTGATCCAAAGGTTTGTAACGACTGTGGTAAATGCTGTCACGTGCCTTCAAATGGTAAAGCGTTCCGTACGGTTGTTTGCAAGTTCCTTGAAATATCACGTGAAGGCGGTAATAAAACAAGGTGTTCAGTGTATCATAAGAGGTTTAAAAAAGCTCCGTGGTGCATGAGCGTAGCACAGGCTTATGATGAAGGCCGGTTACCTAAAGATTGTCCGTATGTAAAAGACGATAAAGAATATAAGTATGATGTGGAGTACATACATCCATCACTAGAATCAATTCTTATTGAAAGCCCTGCAGCACTTACGAGACAATATCCAATTAAATTCTGGTCAGGACCTATAGGAGAGTAGCATGGGATTTTGGGCAGCAGCCGCGCCAGCGTTGATTGCTGCTGGTGGTTCCATATTAGGCGGTCTCTTTAATAGAGGCGGTGGTACTGAGACACCAGAGAATCCACCAGATTATGACTGGATCAAGCAGTATGGTCCAGAAATGTGGGGCTATCTTAAACAGCAAGGTTATGATCTTAACAATAATCCTTATGGCTTAGGCGAAGCTAAACCTGCAATGCAAGGTATCGCTCGAGGTTCTGCTGCGGCAGGTTATGGATCAGCTCAACGTAACATCAATACCGGTACGGCAGTATCTGGTCTATCAACTGGCGGTGGCCAGTACGCTAGGCAACAAGTCACTGCTGGGAGAGAGTTCGGACAGGACCTTGATCGTTCTATGTCAGCAATTGAGGTTCAAGACTACATGGCTAAAGAGGAGCAGCGTCAGCGTGGTCTTAACTTATTGATGTCAATCTCTAATAAGAGTCCAGTGTACAGCCAAATAGCTTCTCAAAACTATTGGAATGCTCTTAATGCTTCTAATATGCAATCTCAAAACATGTACGGTATGCTTGGTCAAGCTGCTGGAGCCGGGTACGAAGCATACTTAACATCTCAATTCTTGCAGTCTAATCCGTATGGTGGTCAGAATCAAGACTACGGCAGACCAGGATATAACTATGATCCTTATCAAGGTCAAGGTCAAGACCCAGGTCAAGTTGGAATGGTGCCGGCGGCATAATGGCAAAAGTTAAATCAACTTACGGCGCTGGTTACGGTGCAGTCAGCATTGGACTTGGTATGTCTGAGGCTTTACGCAGTCACTTTAATAAAAAGTTAGCTGTTGAACAGAATCTTGCTAAACAGCAGCTTATTAGAGATCGTACTAATCTGCAAGGTGAGCAGATGGAGCAGGACTTCGAGTTGAAGTCTAAGGATCTTGCTCGTCGTGAGGAAGCTCTTAGAGCATCTCAAGAACAGTTTAAAGCACAAATGAAAGCGCAAGAAGATCGAGATAAAGAAACTGCGCAATATCGTACAGATACACTTGAGCAAGATAAACAACAAGCTATAGACAGAAACAAAGCTGAAGAACGCCGACAGAAAGAACGGCTACAAAGACTTGACGCACAAGTAGAAGCTGATAAACGTCGGTATGACGCTGGTGTACAAAGATACGAAAGTCAAATAAAAAGAGATGCAGCTAAATCAAAACGTGCTATAGGCGAAGTTTATACCAGTGTCTACCAAAGAGCCATGAGAGATTTCAGGGCTAGTATTCCTGCTTATGTAAATCCTTCAAAAGAACAGGAAGAGGCGTGGGCAGCTGAAGCTGATAAATTCGCAAGAGAATCCGTGAAGAGAGAATTAGGTGCTCATAATGAAGCATATAGTGAAATTTCTGGTGAAAATATTACAGGTGCAACAAAACAGTTAACAATAGATGATGTTGTTGGCGGTGTAAATGCTGAAGATCTTGATCCTGCTATTATAGATAAGAATATTGATTTCTACGGGAACATGCCAGAAGAAGATCGTATAGCTTTACTTGAAAGTATAGCATCTGATGATGGTACAAATGAATCAGTTCAAGATGCACTTCCAGGATTAATGAATTTAGTAGAAATTTTTCCTGAACTCGGTCAGGCTATTGAGCAGCGTTCTGAAAACATCGAGCGGAAAAGAAATTCACTAGGTTCTATGGCTTCTGAAGCAGCTTTTGGCGGTCTAATGGGCACAGGCGCTAAATTAGCAGCAGGCTACTATAAAGGTCAAGGTGGAATTTTTGCAGACCGGATGAAAGAACGATACGGTACAGAAGAGGGCGATGAGCAAACATTTGGCGCTCCAATGCTAGGACCGTAATATGGCCACTAATATCTTTGAAGACATTCTAGGTAGAGAGATCCGTCGTCGACCTATTCCATTAACTGAGCAAGCTCAGCAAGGTGAAGGTGTCCCTGGAACTTACACTGAACAAGGAACATTCATACCTGGTCTTGGTGAGCTTTATGCGCAGCAAGATGCTGGTGGAGCACCTCAAACCCCTTCTGTTGGAAGACGTCGTGAGTGGGCAGGCAGAGCTTTAGCTGAATCTACAAGAACTGAAGAGCTTTTAAGATACTTTAGTGTAAAGGTTCCGAAACTCGGTGAAGAGGAAATAACTACTGGTCCTCTTCGCTATCTTAAGTGGCCGTTGTTTGCATTAAAACAACTGCAACGTGGACAATTTGCCGTAGTCGGTGGTCTTGAGGGTATGCTTGAAGGTGATATCCCTGAGGCTTTTAGTAACTTCTATAGAGGTCTTGTATTCGCTGAAGAGCATGAATTTGGTGACATTCTCGAGAAATACGGTCTTACTCGAGAGGAACATCCTTATCTTAACTTTACATTTGGTCTTGCTGGTGACATCGTTCTAGATCCTATTTCTTGGGCGACGTTCGGTACTTGGGGCACAGCTAAAGGTGCGTTAGCAGGTCTCTCTAAAGGCGCGAAAGCTGGTCTCAAGATGGACGATTTAAGACCTTGGCTATCTGAAGAAGGTACCAAGATTATGGATGAAATGTTTCGGGTTACTAAATCCGAAGCAGTCACATCTAAGTACGTTGTTGATCAAGTATCTCAAAGTACGAAGGTCGGAAAGCGACTCATGCCTCATGGGGTTCGAGCCGCTCACTGGGTACCTCGAATTGGCGGCACCAAGATAACAGACATGGTCGGTGTTGGTGCTAGAGGTAAGACGGCTAAAGACCTAATGCCTGGTGGAGTTATCCAGTATCTTGATGATATCGAAGGTACTAACACTATCATGGATCGAATTACGGAGTCCATGATTGCTTCTGAGCCAGTCAAATGGTTCGGTAAAGCATTTGTCCCTCACTGGGAATTACGACGTAAATATCCACTTCTTGTAGAGCTTGAGCGAACTCTTAAGTCTGGAGAACATGAGTCTGCCAGACAGATCTACGAGAAAGTTCGACAGCTTGCTAAGGTAGTTGATACTGAAGCAGATCAAAAGCTCTTAACTGAAATTCTTGAAGACCCGTCAAAGCTTATTGGCAGAAAGTTCGTCACAGTAAAGAAGACCGTTAAAGGTGAAGCAGAAGCCTTCATCAACATGGACTACTTTATTGATACTATGAAGATTGGTGAGCATGAAGCCGATGAGATCGTTGACTTCTTCCTTGAAACTTACAACACTCTCAAGCCTGGTTCGCTAGCAGCACCACCGCTTCGTAGAGTGCCTATTGGTGAATACAAAGTAGGAGAAGGTGCTCGAGGTACAGTGGTCGGTGGAGACAAGTTCAAAGTTCTTGAGCCACTGTTTCAAGCACTAGCAGCTGCTCATCCTAATTCTAAGGCTTATAAACTTAATTTTGGTGACTTCGTTGTCAAGATTCCTGCACCTGATTACATGATAACTGGAGAGTTTAAAGGTCAAGTAAGAAGGTGGTCAGAGTTTAATCCTTTGCAGATGGATGTGTTTCTTAAAGACATGGCAGCTGAAATCCAGGCAGCTACTAAACTCTCTGGATCTGGTGTAGTTCCATCAACCAGTGTTGTTTGGCGCCATGCTAGGGAGATTATACCTGAGCTTAGCGGTAGCAAGTTAGGTATGCAGACTATTAAGTTTGATGATCTCTCTAAAGTAGTTCAGCACAAAGTAGGTGATCAGACTTATAATGTTACTCAAGACCATATTGCTTGGGCTATGGCTCAAGGTGGTTGGGAAATGGGAGGTAAAAAGGGCACTCAGCTTGAATTTATCTCTTGGCTCAAAGAAAATCCTATGGCAATTGAGGATTTTCCAATACCTATTTTAGTTAAGAAGTTCGTCAAGGGTGATACTGTAGACAAACATATAAAAGACCTTTTAGAGAAAGCTATTGTCAACTACGATAACCGAACTAATGTTGATGAATTTTTAGACGGCATTGTCAGTGTTGCTGATAGATTTTCTAAATTAGCTTATCAGGTTTCACGCACCGGCGTAATTATGGGAGATGCTCATACTCAAAACTTTATGGTAGGTGCCACTGGTCCTATGCAGTGGGTTGACACTGCTTTCTGGGATGACTACATTCGAGGAGTTAGAGGATCCGGTGGAGCTGAGTATGGCTCATTTGGTGGTGCTAAGCGCATACCAACTGAAGTATTCTACGATCCTAGAATCAAGCAAGTAACTACCACTGAAGCTGCTACACGGGCAGGTGAAGGCGAATTCATTACAGCATTACCAGGTGTTGGAGGCTTTGAAAAGAAAGCACCTCCAATGACAGCGGCGAGACGTGGTAAGAAGTTCAAGCAAGTTAAAGACGTTGAAGGCAATGTTGTAGCTGATGACGCAACAATTGATGAGTTCATGAAGCACGCTAGAGGCACAGCTCTGGCAGATAATATGAGAGCAGGCATACTTGCTGATGACGGCGTGGTTGATCGAGCTATTGATGCTCTTGATACACTGCTTAGTAATATGGAACTTCCTGATAGAATGCCTACACTGATTAAATTCCTTCAAAAGCTCAAAGACAAGAAGGTAATTCGTCAGTATGGTATAGGTAAATCAAAGCTTAAAGGTATTCCAGAGAATATTCAAGATGCTGCAGACGCTGGGTTCTTGACAACAAGACATACAACTGGTGGCTTCACATACGATCTTGCCTGGGCAAAAGACAGTAAGAAGATAGTCGAGCCAATTTCAAAGTCAATCGGGCCTAAGGTTCCGAGACGAGATTGGATTGAACAAGCTGAAGTTATAGCTGAACGACATCCTGAGATCCTTAACGCTAGCCCAGAGCGAATGAATAAGATTCTTGCGGGTTATGAGATGGCGACCGAGTGGCGAAATGAGATTGTTCGTAAGCTAGAACAGCGTGGTCTCGTAGATGTAGACAAGATCAATAAGATAAAGATAAAGTACGGGATTGATTACCTGCCACGATACAGGAAGTCAAAGTCTGTCTATGCTTTCATGGATAGTCTTAAGAAGTCTATTAAGAATAGAAAAACTCAAGGCATAGACGTACGTAAACATGAGCTAGCTATCCGTGAGTTAAATGAAGAACTTGGTACAGAGCTCTATGAAGATAACATCATAAACATTCTAGCTAAATACGATATGGATGCTTCTTTATTTACGGAAGCAGACGAGCTTGTTACAGAAGCTGTAAAGATCTGGGGAAAGCCTGCCAAGATGGTTGGTAAGTTTGTTAATAAGTTTGATGATCAAGGCAAGATCTTAGACCCTGTAATAGAGTATATGCCGGAGGCTGAAGACGGCTTTGCTCTTGTTAAGAACTATAAAGGTCTTGAGAACATTCAGATGCCTGAAGAGGTAGTGAAATCAATTAGTAAGTTTACTCGTACTTTCAATGACCCTACTTCTGGAAAATTCTGGCAGAGTTATGATAAGATTCTTGGTGTTTGGAAAGGCTATGCTACCTTCGTGAATCCTGGATTCCATGGTAGAAACTTCTTCTCTAATCTATTTCAGCTCTATCTCAAAGACGGACCTGATGCACTTAATCCTAAGTTGCATAAAGCTGCTGTCAATATTATGCGTGGGAAAGAAGGCAAATTTGTTCTTGACGATGGTACTGAGGTAGCTAATGAGATTGTCATGGACAAGATGCGTAGGCATGGAGTCTATGGTACAGGTTGGTTCGGTCAGGATATCAAAGAAGCTGGTGACGTAGGAGCGATTGCTAGAGCAAAACATCCTGGACATCTGCTTAACCCAGCAGATCCTCAGAATATTGCATTTAGAGCTGGTCGCTATGTTGGTGGTTGGGTTGAGAATGAAGCACGTGTCGTAGGCTTCTTAAGCGATTTCAAGCGTACTGGTAATGAAGTCTGGTCAGCAGAGAATACTAAGAAGTTTCTCTTTGATTACGATGAGCTTACTGACTTCGAGCGCAAGGTCATGAAGCGGATCTTCCCATTCTATACGTGGATGAGGAAGAACATTGCGCTACAGGCTGAGCAAATAGTTAAACAGCCTGCTAAGTATGCAAACATTGAGCGAGTAAAGAGTAACCTGGAAGCTCAAGCGCCCACAGTCGATGAGCGCTGGATACCTAAGTACTTCCCAGAGCTCTATGCAGTTCGCACTCCACTAAAGACAAAGAAAGGAAGTCCTCTCTATCTTAATCCTAACCTCCCATTCCAAGATCTCCAGCGGATCTTTGATCCTCAAGACTGGCTCAGTTCGCTAGGCCCCTGGAAGGCTTTGTTTGAGCTAGCATCCAATAAAAACTTCTTTACTATGAATGAGATTCAGAAGTATGAGGGCGAGGTCGTAGAAGCAGAGTGGTTGTCAAGACTGCCTACACCTTTGCTCAATAAGGTTGGTCCAATGATTGGAGCAACTAAGGTCTTCGATAAGGAAACTACTCGTTGGTACTGGGGAATTAATCCTAAAGCTAAGTATGCTATTGAGCAGGCTATTCCAACGTTTAGAAACATAGGTAAGTACTTTCCACGTAAAGAATCCGAAGTACCTCACTATCGTCAGGAGAAACGTCCTTACGACATTATGTCAGCTTATTTTGGTGTTAAACTTATTCCTTATAACATACCTGAACAAGTTGAAAGGAAAATCTTTAAGCGTCGTGACGTGCTAAGAGACATCAAACGGACTGCTCAGCGTCGAGGTGTAGTGCCCTCGTACTACTTACCTGAAGGCGGAACTGAGCCTCCGAAGGGACACTAATGTCTAATTTAGTTCTCTCATCAAGATTCGCTAAAGAGTATCTTTCACTGAGCCCTATACTTTATGAAATAATTTATGAAACCCTAGACATTTGGCCTGCGCCTACATTCGTTGTGACTTGTATACATAGAAACACAGAAGAGAATAAGCGCGTTGGCGCTAAGTCAATGATACATGTAGTGGGACCACCGTATAGAGCACTTGATGGGAGAATCACCAATATAGGTGACCGATATCAAGAGTTAGCAGAAGAGGTTGCTGATCGTATCAACCGTTACTTTATTTATGACGGAAGTAGACCAGAGAAGAGGGTCGCACTCGCTTATCCGCATGGTAATGGACCTCATATCCATTATCAAGTGCATCCAAGTACTAAAAGAAGTGATTGATGACCACATCGGAAGTAGCTCTGCTTGGTTCTGTCACCGGTCTAACAATGGGCATTGTAATAGGACTATTCCAAGTCGTCGTTAGGATGCTGGATAGGAAAAATGGAAAAACGCCCGCGGCCTGTTTGCTACCAGATACAGATCGTAATGCCATTTATGCTATTAAACACCTTGTCGAGGATCTGATGAACGCGGCAGGAGACTTTAAATCGAGTCATAAAGACTTGCAAAAAATGTTCTATGAGATAGTACGACATCTTGACAAATTAGCTGTAAGTATAGAGAACCAGACTAAAAAGCAAACAGAAACTTTAGAGGCACTCAATACTCACTTCACTGACTTTAGATGTCTTCAAAAGGATATCAATGCTACTAAGTAGTATTCTACTCTTAGCTGGATGCTGGTGCTGGGATTCAGTTGTGATACCGCCAGAAGATCCGCCCATTGATGGCTACAACCTTCGCTGGTCTGAGGCGCCTACCACCTGGTGCGCCGATGATTATCTAGCAGTCATCACTAATCAGATTGATGCATGTAATGAATCTGGTCCTGAGTCTTTTTGTACTCTAACGGACATACCTGATCCGCCCATAGACACAGTTACTTTTGTAATGATTACCGCTTGGAGAGGCACTCAAGAGAGTGAACTCGAAGAAGGGAGGACAATAGAAGCATGTCCATAATCAGTACTATCTTGTCAGGAGGCGTAGGTGAGTTGATCAAGGGCATTGGCTCTGTGGTCGACAACCTCCATACCTCTAAAGAAGAGAAGAACGCAGCTAAACTAGCCCTTGAGGAACTCGCGCGTAAGAGTGAGCGCATCTTGGTAGCCGAACTTCAACAGGGGGACGCGTATACTAAACGTGCACGTCCCACTATTGTATACACCGGTCTCGCAATCGCGGTATTCAATGCGGTAGTCCCATTGTTCGGCGTGAGTGAGACCGTGAATGCGCCAGTAGAGTTTTGGTATGGTTGGGCTGCTGTAGTTAGCATTTACAGCATAGGACGTACCAGAGAGAAGTCCGGTGCGCGAGATAAAGTGACCACGAGTATTACAGGTCGGACATCTATACTGGATTAGGAGCTTTGATATGGATTGGCTATCGCTAGTGATCGGTCTGGTCTTCATGGTAGGTCTAACCGCCTTGTTCTTTTGGTATCGAAATAGGAAGAAGAAAGTCACTCCAGCCTACACTGCAGCAGAAAAGAAAGCCGCTCTCCAAAGAGCAAAAGACACTAGACAACAGCCTAAATAACGCGAATTTCGAATCGTAACGTGATTGCCAAATGATTTACAGCGCATCTGATTTTAATCTCAGTCACGACTTTATATTCCGGAATAGTATCGTATTACAATGATTGCAGGTATTCTACGAATGAAATCAGGTCCTTAGCGCATGGTCCGTAGCATCCAAAGCTATCTACGTCATAGACCTGATCATCCCAGACCATAACGTATGCCTCTCCTTTAGCCATAGCATGCATACGGAGATGAGCAACTTGGTGAGGTGTGAGGTCCTTAAGACTTCGCACCTTCACCTCTATAGCTATGCTTCTTCTTTCTACAGTGCCTATGATATCAAACGGCCTACGACTGACAACAGCGATAGTCCCACATTTTGGGCACCTAGTAGGATCAGGGATCTTGTACCAATATGAATGAGGTATAGTATTTAATTTCTTAAGGATCTTATTCGTTAGGTCCTTTTCTTTCATTGATAGTAAACTCCATCCACGTCTTTATCTGGATTATATCAGCTTCTTGTCGATCGTCATGCATAGTCAGTCGTCCCATCCAGAACGACAACATAGCTATGATTACTCCTGCCAGAATTTTGAGTAACTTTCCGTTACTCTGCGCCGACACCCTTTAGTCCTTTCTTCAGTATATCCTTAGCCATGCCGCAATCGCCCTCTTCAATGTGGTAGATTGCTGCTTCGCTAGACTTGATAAGGATGCTCTCGTTAATGGTCCGACTGTCTGCTGCTAGCACAACCATCAGACTTACAACCATGAGAATGCCTACGCCTATCCAGACCAAGTTTCGAGCTCGCCCCATGACGGTCCCCTTTCTACGTCTGCTACGATCGGTGTTCTGCACCACGAGAAATCCTGCATCTCTGCTACGATCATTGGTATCAGATGTTCATCGCTCTTATGTAATAGGAAGTCAACCTCATCGTGTACTGCTAGCATGATATGTGAGAGACTACCTGGTGGTAAGACGTCATTGTCTACTCGAATCATGGCATCCTTTAGCATATCAGCTGTGAGTCCTTGAATGAGATAGTTAACGCCAACGTAAGCTTTCGAGGCGGGGACCCTTTTGTGTCGCCCGTAATAGTTAAATATGTAGCCTCGTTTTCGTACCGTATTTTGTACTTGATCGATGAAGGTTTTAATTCCTTTGTAGATTTCAAAGTATCTATAATAGAAAGCTCTAACTTCTGCGAGATCGAAATAATGTCCATAGTCTCTCAGTGTAGATCTGACTCGTTTATAACCGGCTCCGTAGACGACAGCGAAATTAGTTTCTTTAGCAGCGTCTCGATATTGCTTCGCTTGAGTATCACCGTGTTTATACGAGTCAAGGAGTTCACTGTACTTGAAATCAAAAAGCTGTGCAGCAGTATCAGTGTGGATATCTCGTCCTTCCAAAAAGGCCCGGTGCATATGTTCATCTTGAGCGAAGTGGTCGAGTAATCTAAGTTCGAACTGACTTTGGTCGACCTTAAGCACTGAATAATCGTCTGGCGCTTTGAAACATTTTCTAATACCAAACGCCATCCGTAGAGCTTTGTTAGCAAAATCTGGAGCGCGAGTATATCTCGGCAATCGAGTAGGGATACCCTGCATATTCGGTTCTGAGGCGGACGCTCGTCCTGTTCTCGCACCAATCTGATTGTAGGAGCAGAAGATACGGCCATTATGCTCCCACTTGGTGAGACCTCCACTAAAAGTGGCGACATTATGCATGAGATTTCTGTAAGCCGCAAGGCATTCACCGAGTTCATTGTTCAACCCCATAAGTTGAGACTTACCCCATGAGGGCTTGTTCGTTCTCTTAGAGTACTCCAGTGGCTTAAACCCTAAGTTATTCATAAGGATCGCGAGCTGAGTATCAGAGTTAAGGTTCTCAATAGGTCGGACAGTCTCGTCCATTTCAAAGATGAGATCCCAGATATGTTCTTCGAGTTTCTTTCCTGCCATAAACACCGGATCAACCAGATCTATGCACATCTTCTTATCAAATGGGAAGCCTTGTCTCTCCATCTTAGCGACAAGAAGGGTGAAGGCCATTTCATGCTTGTAGATGGACTCTCTAGTACCATCCTCCTCGACAGACTCCATCTTACAAGTGAGTAGAGTCTCTGCTCTAGTGAACCTACGCCACAATGCTAGTGTCAAGCAAGCATCCTCAGCACCGTATGGGCCTAGCATGTCCACAGGTATCTGCCCGTAGTTCTCTAATTTGTTTGACTTAAAGTATGCAGCTACTTCAGCTCCACGTTTTCCAGCTTCTCTATCAATGTACTGAGATGCAATGTACTTAAGCTGATGATTCCTTTCATTCTCATTACGTAGAAAAGTTAGAATCATAGCGTCTTCTACATTACGTAGCTCAATATCATGATTAAGCAACATGTTCATGTCAAATTTAATGTTCCAAAAGATCTTCTTTAATTTGGGGTCACCATACACTTCATCACGAAGAAGCTGCTCGGTAATGTCCACTTCAGCAATGTTGCCCTCGGTATGCCGTACTGGAACGTAGAATCCATAATAAGTCCCTTCGACATAAGCAGCGAAACAATGAGATACAACTTTGGAGTTATACCACTTGAGTCCAGTGGTCTCAGTATCTGCACCGATTTCTCCATCAGCGGCCGTGCCTAATGTCTCGATCATCTGTTTCAAGTCGTCGTGAGTCTTTACTATCTTTAAATTTCGCACGGACATTCTTTGCTTCCCCTCTTAGTGACGCATAAGGTTCTGGAAACTCTGAAGGAACTTGAGTTTCATCGACTCTTTTTAAAGACCAGTATGCCGTTAATAAATGCTTATGTATGTACGAAAATTGAGAATCTGGTACAAGGTTTTGTGGTAACTTGTGTCTCAATCTTAGAGCTTCTTCGTATTCAATAAGATACTCGAGATCCCCAAGATGCATTGATGGTAATCTCACAGGTTCGCCTGGATATTTGATAGCATTTTCAATGTCTGCTAGATCTCTAGCGTAGGCATGCATGGAACCAACAATGTGGTTGTAGACACCAGGTCTGAACCCAGATAGTACGGCCATGTACTTCTGTATCGTGGTGAAAGTGAAGATATCATAGGGGAAGCCTAACCATGCATCGTTACTTCTCATGTAGACGCTTAAATTAAGGGCGAAGTCTCGTACCATAAAATGTAACATGATCGTACAAGGGATATCTTTAGACGGTTTTGGGGACGGTTGCCATATAGTAATAACAGCTTGACGTGTGTCTCTGTCACGCTTAAGCAGATTAAGCACATAGGTGATTTGAGTTCCAATTGGAGGACCGTACGCTCCTGCGAGTGTAGTACCATCATCTGAATACTTGGCCATCTGTTTGTTGTATGGTAATAGAGGCTCGACCAAGCTAGAACCTGACCAGATCCACAGGACTTCAGCGAGACTAAAGGCATAGTTGAGTTTCCTGTATGGATTGGTTACAAGATTATAGTCAGTATCAAGTAGAGTTAGGCATACTGGTGTGCCAATCTCCATGCACGTTGTTTGTCTTGGGCTAGTCATCGCGCCTTGTTTCACATGACCTAACAAGCGTTGATATAGATACTCAGATGAGTTGCCTTCTATAGTGAGCATGCTTGTTTCAGTACCTCCGCATAGTTGACGTTAGACTGGAAACGTTGAGCGTGAGCGGGATGATTTACTTTGACTGCGATGTTTCTGTATCCGAGCTGTTTGATTCTCTCGTAGGCGACGGTTCCGAGGCAAATGATTTTCTTTGGATGCAGTCGTTTGACCAAAGATGCTGGTATAACTGAAGAGTCACTTGAAACGGCGTTGGTGTACGTGCAATACCGCTGGTTGACGCCAGCATTGTCGAGGGATCTATGGAGATACTCTCCACTACTTGACCAGAAGGGGACTTGATGCTCAGCTCTAACGTTGAACCTTTCTCCAACAAACAAGAACCTAGGCCTACTTGAGCCGATAAACTCCCAAGATAAGGATTCATCCTGTCTACGTCTCTCCCAAGCTTCTCCATTGATAGCCTCCTCAATTTTCGCTACGTGTGTGGTGTTTAAGAGTCCGTTGCATGAAATTGCATTTGTAAAGTTGTACTCAAAGACATTATCATACTCTTCGATAAGTTGGTCAACTTCACTATGTGATACGTAGGAGTCTGGCTCTTTCTCAAGTCGTCTATGAATTTCCTCTCTTTCAGGGCGCAGGTAAATGACCAGATGGGGAACTGTGAGTAACTGGAGAAGGAGTATTCTATAGGCCAGATAATCCATATACCTGGTTCGTCTTTTAACAATACTATACGGAAGTTCTCCGAAGAGGAATCGGTCCAAGATGATCGGAGAGCTAATGTCTCTAAGAGTCTTTGAGTATTCAAAGGTGGGGTCCCCTTTGGGAATCCCGAACTTTCTGATTTCGAGTCCATACTTCTCCGATAGTTTGTTAGCGAGCGTTGTCTTTCCTGCTTTGTCTACACCTTCAAGGATAATCATTTGGTCCTCAACTTCCAGATGCAATTCCTTGAATGTTCCGGATGATTCGGTGCTAGGAGAACCGAGAGTATGTTTGTGTCGTAATATTTCTTAAGACTCTCAAAAACTTCCCTCTCTCCTTGAGAAAGAGCAGGTAAAATATCCCTCTGAGAAGCGAACGTACCATGAACCTCCTCAATGGTGAAATTTTTTCGTAGTTCTTCTCGCAACTCCACATATTCCCACTCATAGATATGATTCGCTGCTTTGGACCCATTGTAACAGGGAGTGGATAAGAATATAGTACTAGATGAAGGGAGGAGCGAAAGATTTTCAAGGAGTTTGAGTCCATCTTCTTTCTCCATATGTTCAATAACTTCAAGACATGTTATAATGTTAAAAGATTCAGGATATTCTTTTTCAAAATCAAGCCAATGATCTGAATTAGTAACATCAAATACAGGGAAAAGCTCGCATTTAAAGTTAAATTCTGGTTCTTCAAAATCACTTCGTATGTCAAGACCAACATAAAGATCTGGTTTAAACTTATTTGTGTACAACATCCAAGCAAGAGGATAGTTGATTCCACAACCTACGTCGAGGATCCTCATTCCCATCTTAGCGTGTCGTAATATATGTGTCCATCTAAGACAATGCGCTAGATAGTCTCTGTGCACTATGCCTCGATCCTCGGCCTTATCGATATAGAGCTGAGTCTTGTTGTATTTACCCACTGTACCCTCGTTTCTGACGGTCTTGGTTTTCCCTCATCTTACTAACGTAGTAACGATACACATCTTCTGGTTTCATGCCAAGATAAATCATGGCTTCCAGTACAAAATGAAGAATATCAATGAACTCTAGCCGAATCTCGTCGAGGTCGATGGGATCCTTATACTTCTTCCAAGACTTCCAATGAGTCCACTCTCTTATCTCTTCACATTCACTAGATATACAAGCTAAGAATTCTTGCAATGTTCTTGTGACGTCTCGATGGCTTGGGCTAGTCGTCTTCGTAAATTTGTCTGAGAGCTTTATATAGAGCGGGATTTTTAAGGAGATCATGAACGACTTCTGCTGCTCCATGACATCTCTCAGCATGCAGTCGTACTTCATTATCTCGTCGTCGTCCCAAAAACAGTGTTCTGGTAATAGGATTGACTTTATCATCTTTTGTGAACTCAAAATTCAACCTCTTTCTTTTTTCCAAGACTTTCTTTTCCAGAGTCGATACGCTTGAGTAGTCGAATAAAAGGAATGGTTTTCCTGTACCACGTATGCTCTGGACGGAGACACTTTTTCCTGACCAGGAAACTGACCATTGCACGTCCGCCATCCCGATCAAGTCCAGTAAGGTCTTCAATTGTGTTGTACCTGATAACATCGTAGGAGAGGATACCGTCGACGAATTCTCTTCCATATTCTGTTAGCCTCTTCTTTACTTTCTCAGGATCAGGGAGAGTTTCGGTGGCAAAGAGTTTCTTGGAGTAGAGATCGTATCCCATTCCGGGATCTGTGTAGAGTCTATTAAGTACACCAACAACATAGGCAACATGGTCAGGAAGAACCACAACATCGTTACCATCAGAAGTGCTAAACAAACGAGTCGCAAGAGCGACTGAAAGTCGGGCGAGCTTCTCTGGTTGTTCTTCGAGTTTGACGAGTGGGATTGAGTCATGATACTTACGCGCTAGTCCCTTAGACTGGAGTATGATCTCCTGTTCGCACTCTCTCGAGATATTAACATGTTCAGGTTTCCGTGACCAAGCCCACATAATAAGTCCGTGACATGCGTCTGAGTTATATCGATGCTCCACCCTTTTTCTGTCAGTATCAAAAATGACGTCTTCAGACACGTCCCCAGAGCGCACCACACAACCGAGATCAAATCGAGCAATGTCCGCTTGTCGTCCAATAAGTTCAGGAATTGTAAGGACGCCGTAATCGTAGGCATTAATAGTCCTTGTCCTTCCAGCTTGGTCCACTCGAGGGTTAGATATCCATATCGCTCTAGTTCTACTTCTAGTTTGTTCAGTCTGAATTTTTGTAATTCGGGCGATACCTTCAGACCTGATGGTGGCGAATTCAGGGAGAACTTTAATCGGTAAGTTGGATGCTTCGTCAATGACGACAAGTCTTCCATCGTTTCTCGGAAACTTACCCCAAACGATTGACCATTGTCTGGAGATTTGTTGCATTCCACCAATGAGTCCAGCCAAAGACGTGTTTTCTCCTGCACCCATTTCCCCGGCTCTGTAGTGCCGAAGGAGTCGCTCAGCAGTTTTAGTTTTCCCACAGCGTGTGTCTCCTATAGCTATACACTCTACCCAGCCTCGTGAAAGCATGGTACCCATAAATTCAAACTGTAGTACCGAATGCCATACAAGGTCATAAGTTATCATTAACTCACGACGTTGGTAAATCTTTGTAACGTTGTTTTCAAGGTCATTGTATATGTCGTCAAGCTTTTTCTGTATCTTGTCCATTAACTGAGAACACCTTTAGTTGTTTTATAGTTTCCTCAGTGACCTCGAATCTAGACACATTATCTGCTAGTGACTCGGCTTTGTCAATTAAGTAGGTGACCTGCTGAGTTTTAGGGTGTGGAATGGTGAGCCCAGTTAGTTCATAGCAACTGTTAGGCTCGAGACCATGGCCAATGTAGTAGATTTGCCTAAGTACATACAATGAGTCGTCGTCTGAGAAGTCTAAGTCAGGGATTACTTTAGCTTCCTCGATGTTCTGAGCTTCATCAACTTCGTAATCCACAATTTGACATTTCGACGGTACCCCGCACACTTTCTTGAGTACTTTAATGTGATTGTCTGTTGTGGTCTCAACAAGTTGTAACGTCTCAACTGAGCTTCCGTTGAACTCTACCCAACGATCTCCGCCCTCCAGTTCTAGTGCACAACCAGTACACATTTTAAGTTTAGGTAACGGACATGTGAGTTGAACTTTCTTTGGGACGATGTAAGGCGACAGAGTCTTGCCTGAAACCATCACCTTCATCTTTATTCTTTTTTTGTAGTACTGTTCTTGGGAGGATTCCGAGAGGGAAACCTCATAAGTTTCCATGTCGCTTGGTTGAAGAGAGTTTCCAGATACCACCAAACCTGCAGTCTCGTTAACCAACGCTTCGATATCTTTTCTGGTCCCACCTTCAACGAGAAAGTCAGTGAGATCCTTCCCTTCTCGCAGTACGGATTTGAAGCTGATGATTTTAACACACTTGCTTTGTTTTCCCAAAGATTGAGCAGCTTTATCAGCTCCTCGCACTCCTGCCTCGTCAATGTCATAGAGTAAATAGACGCTTTTGCCTCTGAATACGGACGCCCATGCAGGATTAAAGTGCCCAGCTCCTGCCGTGCTTGATATAGTGGGTAATCCGAGGCTATAGCCCGCAATTGCGTCTGGTTCGCCTTCACAGATGAAAATTTCATCGGCGCATAGGTTTCTTGGGAGGAAAAGTCGAGCTTTACCGTAACCTTTGAGGTTGATGACTTTAGGCTCGTCTTTAGCCGCCTTGGGTTTATAAGCTCTAACATTTACAAGATCTCCAAAGACATTAAAGACTGGGATAGTGATTCTACCACCATCCCAGCCAATTAGAAGTTCTTCTATTACCTTTGGACTCCATTTACGCTCCTCATAAAGGAACGTCATAAGTCGGTCATAATTCATGAGCTTGTCATGGAACCGAACATAGTCAAATTTGGGTGGTTTGAAATCCTTCAGGTGGTCTAACTCCCATCGCACTAGCGCAGCTGGCGCGTCGTGGAGTTTTGCTAGTAGTTCCTCGGGTTTTCCCTTCTCCTGACAGGCATGACAGAAGAAGACTTTCTTTTTGAAGTTTATCGACAATGACGGTTTGTCATCGTCATGATAAGGACAGACCGTGAGGTACTCCTCAGGTCCAGTTTCTTGCAGTTCGAGGAACCGCTCCAGGAGTCCCTTGACCACTAGAACTCAGTCTTACCTGGCGGAACATACTCAGGTTCGCGGTTGTTTGACAGTCCACTCTCTTGATAAGGCTTGACATCAGTATCTGCGAACATCGTGGACCTGAGCATCTCTTTCCACTGTCTCTGCCACTCTTGAATCTGAGCGAGAGCTCCCTTGTCATTGATGTAACCCTTAACATCGAACACCGCCTTGGGATACTTGATCCCTTGCTTATTGGTGTCGGTCACTAGGGTCACCTTGGTCATGACAGACCAGAACGGACGCTTGTCTTTACGTAGTCTTATCAGGTAATCATCAAAATTGCGGATTCCTGTGGGGGGAACAGTGAGGAGATAGGGAATTTCTGGACTTCCCTCAAGAAGGAGTACAATTCTCTTGACGTCGCGACACGCTTTGCCAGGAAGCTTATTTCCATCAGGTCCCGTCGCCGTGCCGAACCGGTTATGCTGACACTCAGCGCACTGCTGAGCTTGAGGATCGGGATACCCAGTTGCTGGCTTAAGACCGTCATGGCTCGCGCAATCTGGCACAACTGAAACACCTCCTCCTCCGAATGCTTCGTGCCAGTATGCTTTTGCAGGACTTTGATAAAGGATGATACCGCGGAGTTCTTCTTCATCTCTGTCTTCGTCATTGATAACCTCGAGAGTAAAGATCTTACCCCCACCCGTAGGCATCTGAACCTTAGGTAATCTGGGAGTAACGCCTTGAATGTTTTCTTTAGACGCTTCAGCCATGTCGTCTACAAGCTCCGCAGGGAGCTGCTTACTTTCTTCGTATTTAATCAGGTCTTCGCTCATGGAATGGTCCCCGTTGCCCTACGCATTTTAATAGTCTTCTCTTCCCATTGTGTCAGCAAGTCTACAGGAGTTTCGTTGAGCTCCTCGTCTCTGTATAATTTGTTGAGTGTCTGGAAGTGTACCTCTCGCTTGATTGCGTCACCATGACCAATCTCTTCAAGATAGTCAAACATCTTGTCCTTCATACCAGGAGCGATACCGCACTTCTTCTTAAGATCAGGTGCAAATGAACCGTCTTCAGTTTTGATACCCTCGAGACTACTAGCAACCAGGGCATCGTAGAGTTTTTCGGCTAGATACTTCTTCTTACGCTTAGCGTTAGAGAGTTTCTTGTTGATCATCTCACACTCATCGTAGACATCTCTATACATAGAAGACAGATACGACGCAGTAGCGTCTTCCTCTATGTTAAAGTCAATGTCTTCGGCGTGATCATCTACTTCTGGATACATTTTCTTAACTTCCTTCAGGGGTAGGATCACCCGTCTCATCAACTATTACTTCTCCTTCTTCTCTACGGTCCACTGAAATATGTACAATGTGCTCAGGGTTAAGATACATTGCTTCATTGAAAGCAGTACGTGTATCAACTGCTTCAATAACCGATGCTATACTAACGTAGTACTTACCTTTTTCTTTGGCCATTTTATTCCTCCGTGATGAATAGGCCTTTTAAGAACCCCTCAAGAACTGTAACATCTTTAAGAAGAAACTTTGAGATTCCCTCCTTTCTTCGTAATGCGTGGTGTACACTTTCCTCGACGGTGTTCTTGATACCGAGTAGAATGTATGTACTTCGGTCCCCTCCTCGGTTAATTCCGTGGATTCTATCTTGAGACTGAAGCCACTCTTCATTGGACCAACTCCTCGAGTAATAGATCGCCGTATCGCACCGCAAATCAATCCCATGCATAAATGCAGATGACTGTAAAATTATACAGCGTTGCCTGTCGTTTTCCGAATACGATCCATTGAACCAGTTTACCATATCACTGCGTTCAATTACAGGCGTTCTGCCCATGCCATAACGCACGTCGGCCTTTGGAAACTCTTTTGAAATCAATGCATGTAGTCTTCTAATAGAATGGCGAAAATACGCCCAGATGATAACTTTATTCGAGGATTGAAAATGGTCAGCCAAAAAATCCAGGAGCTCTGCGTCCTTAGGCGAAGCATGGTTGCTAGCAGATCCGTCAGGATTATACAGAAACCCATCACAGTACTGCAAGCAACGATTAATTCGAGATATGGCAAGGGTGTTGTCGATGATTTGCCCACCCAACTCAAGTATAGTGGCCTCGACGAGATCTTTATAACCTTTCCGAAAATCATCAGTTTGAGCCACATCGAGTTTTTGGAATACTTTGGGTGGAAGGTCCAAGCAGTCTCTTTTGAGTGCTCTAAACGAAAATCGCTCGATCTTATTTTGTAACTCAGCAGTATTTTTGTAGCCAAGCACCTCGTAGCCACCAAATCCTCCAAATACCATGTATCTCTTCTTAAAGCCATACTCGTTGGCTCCGAAGATATTAGGATTCAAGAACCGAAATTGTCCGTAAGCATCGAGAGGGGAATTAACCAACGGCGTTCCAGTGAGTATAAGTTTGTACTTAATCTTTGAGCTGATATGCACGCATGCTTTATAGCGTTTTGTTCTAGTGCTCTTAATAGCAGTTGACTCGTCAAGGACGATTGCATCCCATTCAATGGCGGCCAGCGGTCCAAGGAAAGAGTGGACATATTCAAAGTTAATGATACATATAGTCCCTGAATCTTGGCGCTCTGAATAACGGCTGGCGGTTCGTAGTGCTTGCGTCCTTTCACTTCGTGTCCCCTTAAGAATGAAGGGTCGATAGTCTGAGTGCTTACGTATCTCGTCTGCCCACTTGTAACAGTTTGAATTCCGGCAAACCATCAGAGTCAAGCTGCAACCCTTAAGGTCCAGCCAGTCGAGAGCCATCTTACTCTTGCCGGTTCCTTGTTCGCTGAGATTCGCGCAGGCTTTGAAGTTGCTAGCCCAAGCCAGCCACTGCGCTTGATGACCAAGGCATTTGGTCTTGGTAAGATCTACGTGTGAGTTACTGGGTAAGTCGAACTTGTGATCTGCTAAGTAGGTGAGTTGACAGCTTGTATTCCATACTGTTGAGTCAACTTCAACGTCTGGCATCTGCCAGAATTTACCTATTACTTCCGGTGCTGATTCAACAGGATAGACCCAAGCCGGATTCTTTCGGTCGTATTTCCGTGTAGATATGGACTTACATGCTGCAAGATACATTCCAAAGTGACTACTCCCCAGTACTACTCTGATCTGGTCTCGATACAGTTGTATCGTTGTCTTCGGAGGAAGATCCGATTGCATAACCCTTGTACTCCTCTTTCAACAGGTCAGTGATCGTGAGCTTCAGCACATTACATATGGCTGAAATCGCTTCGTCACTACCTCCACCGTTGAGGATGTTTCCGATATGCGCGGGAGTGAATTCGGTCTTTCGTGCTAGGGCGCTGTTATTGATGCCTAACTCAACCATCCGTAGTTTGAAGATGCTGAGGTAGTCATCTTTTAACATATCTTTCAATAGCGAAGTCATGGCGTGAAATCTCCGTTCGATAAATACATTATATCACAAGCGATTAATACTGTAAACAATAAAATTACAATACAGTCAATTAAGGTTCTGCACTTTTACAACGATTTTAACTACACCCGCTGTAACAAAGACAGGCACAGGAATCTCTCGATCTTTCCAGAATCCGAAGACTAACTTATCACCACTTGAGATGATAGGCATATCTCCTGAGTAGAAGATCGTTCCGTCCTCTTGAAGATTTCCTATGAAGTGAAGTCGTTCACTCGGTGGAGAGGCATCGAGTCCTTGCTCTAACGTCACCTTCCACATATCAGGTGTTTCGTATCTTACTCTGTACTGACCCATCTCTGTGAAGATGAAGTAGTCAGTCTCTGGAAGTATGGGATACATCTTAGCTTTGTCATATCCCAACTTGGCATCTATTTCACCAAGCTTTTGCCTTGCGTCTTTATCGATCTGCATTAGAATGTTCATCGATCTTCTAGCACACATAATGTGAGTTTCGTAAACGTCTCTCATCTTTTGAAGGTCTTCGTCAGAATCACCTTCAACAACGTAGTCATCTGTCATGCAGGTCATAAAGAACGCAGCCCAGTCTCGGTCTTTGAAAGTCGTATTCTTCCAATCTGTACCTTTATAGTCAAATAATGGCCAAGCGATAATACCCATGAACATTGGGATATCGTTCTCCGAGCAAAATTCAGAGACTTGCTGATAGATCTCTTCTTCTTTCTTTTCAATCTCTTCTTTTAGCTCGCTTGGAAGTTCAACGGGACCCTCAATCCGCTTCATTGGAAGTCTCCAAATAAAAAAGTGGGAGGAGCAACCCGACGAAGCTCCTCCCTCCAGGGAAAGGATGTTCTATTCAGCGGACGCTTCTTTGACGGTTTCGTCAGCGATCGGCTGGATGATCTCCTGCTTGTTCTTGAGCTCAGAAAACCATGCGCTGGTAGCGGCTCCAATTGAAGGGAATTTGGTAGAGATACCGAACGTTTCCGTCTCGGCATTGTACTGCATAGCGGTCTTAACCGCAATTTGGAACGCTTCGTAGTTGAATTGTGCCTCGTCCTTGAGAAGGATAACGAGTTTGCACTTGGTCGAACCTTCGCGCCCAGCACTCTGACCGTCAGCGAGGACGATCTTGAAGTTGCCCTTGGTGGACATTCGCTTCCGCCCGGCTTTCTTCGGCTTCTCTCCGTCCTCTTTCTTGTCCTCAGTCTTGGCTTCGTCGATCCCTGCTTCCTTGAGGACCGCACTCTTGACCAGTTTCGCGCACTTACGCTTCAGCCAACCTTCGTTGACGTCTTCCGGAGCATACTCTTCACCGTGCTCCGTCGCTAGCGCGATCAACTCAGACAACTCCATCGCTTTGATGGCGTCGACTGAGGATTTGAGTTTGTCTGTTACTTCTTGCGGCAGTTCTTGAGACATGAGACTTCTCCTCAACACTTCGAAATAGAATGGGTGTTCGTAGTTGCGAAGGGCATCGCGTGTCTTCACCTCCTCTCGCCCTGGTAATATTTGTCCATCTTTTGGATGTAGAGGTACTCCATGCTTGATCCTCTCGACTCCCTCATGAGTCCAAACATGGAGCACCAAGCAGTTCATCAGTCTTCCAACTCTTGACCGAGGGCTTTGGCCGACTCTTTCGCCAGCCACTCATACGCCGGCTTGTCATTGCTGATCAGATTCTTGAGTTCGTCCATCTTGACAGGACGCTCCTCAGTTCCGAAGAACTCCTTGATTGCTTTGACCTTTTTAATCGCCATCGTTCTTTCCTCCTTTGTTCGTGTTCATTATTATTATATCACACGTGGGAGAAAATGTGCAATCTACAGACGCCGTAAGTCGGCTTCACAGAACATGACCGATCCTGATCGGTACACTAGGTCGCGTAACTCTATGTTGTCAGGATCGTGCATAAGGTCTTCAAATTCCTCAATGGTATCAGCAAGAGATAGGAGAGCAGCGGGACACTTAGGATGCGCGTCAATCATCCTCTCCAGAGACCCGTGGAGTGCGCCCACTGCCCTCGCTATGCTGACATTAAGTCGTTTTGCTGGAGTCCGTGCCAACGACCTGATCTCCGACTGTGAACTTTTGGTTTACTTCGTCAAGCTGACGATGGAGGAAGGCAACCGTCTTGTTCATCTTGCGAACCTTAACGTGGCCGCATTCGAACATCTTGTTGATCTGAATGAGAAACTCTTGCTTCTTCTCGTCCGTATCGTCACCGAACTTGTCCTCGGTGATGGACTTGAGAACGAGCTCCTTCAACTTCCCTGTGTAACCAAGGAACTCGGTTTCCCATTGCTGCATCTTCAGAGATGGCATTACAGTCCTCCTTGTTTCTGAATTATACGTACATTATATCACGAATGGAATCGAAAGTAAACACTAGTTCAACCAAGCAGTCAACTTTTTTACTTAAATATTATAGTCTTTCATGATCCTAGCGGCAATTGAATTGAGTGCCGCTTTCTTCTCGAGTTCAGACGACCTCATCTTGGTGAAGAACTCGAAGTCCTCCTCCGTGAAGCCGTATTGTCTGAGGATCGGATCATTCAGCAGGTCTGCTAGGATCCCATCGACCTCATTGCCTACGCCATGGTTCATCCCAGTGCACCAGCACTTACAGACGGTCCCCTTGGCCATCCAGCAAGAAACGTCACAGTATCCCTTCTTAGCCATATGGTCCTCCTTCTGGTATGATAACACCATTATCCTTTAACCAGTCTAAAAGATTGTCGAGTACGCTGTGCTCTAGGACGATGTTGCTATGTTCCTCGCACCCGTTCCAGAGATAGAGTTCAACGTCGCCCATATGAGGACGAAAGCGGATGTACACCGAGTCACCGAGGTACGTCGTTTTTGTTGCTCTCTGTTCTTCTTCGCTTAGTTTCACCATCCTAACTCCTTGCTAGCGCGGACCCAGGCATCCGGATACTGCTCACGCTTCCTGTTCATCACTGTAAGGTGATATACACCTCGCTCGCCATGAAACCAAGTTGAACCGGCGGGCTCGAACCTGTTCTTGCGGAGCAGTTCTTTGAGAGTTGCTTTGTCGATCCAGTCCTTTTCTTCTTTAGTCATTGAACTCCTCTTCCTTCATGCGCTTGCGCTCGAAGTCGGCTTGGTCTAGACGATTGTCGGCGTGTTGACCTTGACAGTTGTAACAACATTCCTTGATGTCGAAGTTCACTGCACCTTGGCACCTGGGACAGTACGGTTCCTTAGTCACTATCAATCTCCTCTTTTAACCATCTCCAAACCTTCGCTAAGAAGAAGAAGAGTCCTCCTCCAAAGAAGAAGACGATGAAGATGGGGATCGCGAAGTCATATAGGAAAGATAGGGCTGGGAACATAGGACCCTCGCTATAGATTTTTTGACTCTTTCAACATTATGACAGAGCCAGTTGTTAGCAGCGTCTGAAAGATCGTCATTCTCCTCTTCCGTTAGTTGAAGGCCTTCAAAATGATCGAGCACCTCAGGGATACAGGCATCCCAGATGGCCTCAGAGTCATCAAGGAGCGCTAGCAAATGCTTCCTTAAAGATATGCGGGTAGCGATCTGCATGTTGTGCGATCGCCTGACGGTGTTGATTGTCGCTCTCGCTTTGTTGAGCTCGGTGGTCACGAGGGATCACGCTGTTTTCCGTACTTACTTGACCAGAGTAGGTCGATTTGACGACAGTAAGGCGAGGAGAGGAACTCAATGATCTTCTCAAAGACACTCTCACCGTAGATGATCTTCCACATGACCTCGCGATTGTGGGTGTTGGTGTACTCGAAGACAAAGTCAACTTGCGGATCACCTGGGTAGATGCCCTCGTTGTTAACAATGGTCTTGATGGTCTCTCTACTTGTTATTGTGCTCACAATTTCTCCAATCCCGACAGCACCCTCAGTGCTCTCGCCCATGCTTCATAGAACTCTCTACTGTTTACAATAACATCGTTGCCGTCTGGAGTTTCGATTAAGATGCCAGTAACATTCTTGTCAGCATCACATGTCTGAACCATGAACGTAACTAGGTTTGCTAGTGCGCCTCGTAGTTTCTCAGTCTCCGTGCTCATGCCGGTACTCCTCCTCACTAAGGGAGGAAGCATACGTTTGCTTCTCCGTTACTGGCTCGACTTGGCCTTGGATAGTGAGGGTGTGCTTATGCTCATCAGCGTGCTCACTAGCACCGCGTGAGTAGTCGGTCTTGAAACCGCACCCACATACGAACTTGACGTTCATTCTTGCCATGTCTTAGACCTCACTTTCTCGTTTAAGGTTGTCCGGGTCAATACCAATGTCGTATGCCATGTCTTCTAATTCTTTAAGTGAGAGAGACTGGAGACCCACACCGAAACCGTCGATGATGCCTCCAATGACGTAGTCCCGGTCTTGGAAGTTAACGTCGTACTCAATTTCAGCGATGGTGTAGATGATGAAGCACTTCTTGCAGAGATGTCCCTCTTGCAAGGGCCAGTTATCAAAGACCCCCTTGTCAGTGTCGCATCGAAGACACTTCATTTGCTACTCCTCGCCATACGCTTTGTCGAGGTGTTGTCTGAGGTACTCCCAGTTGAAATCCATGTAAGAGACGCGAGTTTGCTCTTGCAAGAACTCATGAACTTGAGCATTAGGTTGGACTGCGCCTCTAGTTGCGAGGTCGTTGTAGAATGTGAGAAGCGCCGAGGCCTCTGTACGTGCGTCGCGGGTCTTACGACCAGCCCACTCATTCTGTCTGGCATTTGCTGTTTTGTTAAGGTAGATTGCGAACTTCCTAGCGTCCGCCTGGGTGAGTGAGCCTCCCCACCCCCACTTCTTTCCCTTCCGAGGCTTGCGGTACTTGATGGTTATCCTGTATTCTGAATTGCACTTCCTCATTCTCTGGTTGGCCTTCTTAACCAACCAACGCACGCCCCGGAAGTTGGGCATGTCGTTCACGAGGTGGCGGTGCGCCATGGCGTTGCCTCCTTATTTGTCAAGATGCTTGAGGTCCGTCTTGACTATTCTCTCTATAACTTCATCGATGCTTTTGTTGTTGAGATTTGCCAGAATTTTGATCCTGTTAAGAGCTTCATTGGAAAGCTCTAGTTTGACCTTAGTCTTCTTTTTCTTCCAGAACATCAAGTCTCCTTATTCTGGTTTGTCTTCACTCTTAAACATCTTGTCTATAAATGCGTGATCCTCCCGACACTCTTTAATAGCATCGATTTCAAGTTTGAAGGTCTGGTCTGTGTTAATGGGTTCGAGGGTAATGATCAGAGCACTAGCGCCTTCATTGTCAATTTCATGGACGACGCCAGTCATGAAGTCCGCCCCGGCATGATCATCTTCAGTATCACAGACAATTTCTACTTCACATGTTTCCGGGACGCCTCCGACGTACATTGGGTACACGTAGATCTTCATGACTTGCTACACCATCCTTTTGACTCAGCTATGTAGTCATTGTAGATGTTCATTTCATTCATGCAGTCCTCGATGAGGTCGAGGTGATGGTTGGATTTGGTGCGTCCTAGGAACGCCTTGGCCATGTATTCAACAAGATCAGAGAGATACTGCTCCTGCCGACATCGCAAGATGCCATCTTCATCTAATATACTTTGTAATGTTCTCGCCACTACTATCACCTCCTTTAGGCTTGTTCATGGTTATTATTTGTCTCATTAATAATATTATATCACAAGTAAAATCAAAAGTGAAATCTCGTTTGACCTTTTAATAGCTTATTTAAATAAGTTAAAATCATTATTTGAAGTTAACAGAGGCGTAGTATAATAAAATCGAAATTGGAGATTGATTTGAATTTTTTAATCTTTGACCTAATCTAAGAAGACCTAGCCCCAGAAAGAGAGTATATATATATAAGAGATGATTTGCTCGCGCCTCTATACTCCTCTACGCTAGGGTAGCCTAGGGCTTAGATTGGAATAATGTTTAAAAAATCCAAATACACTTTGCGATTCGGATTATTTATACCACATCTCTGTTAACCTCAAATAATGAAGTAAACTGTGATTTTATTTGTTACAATAGTCGCTACTAATGTGTACAAAGATAAAAAAGCGTGATAGAATACTTACATGACTGAGTTAATTAAGACTGCATCTAAGATCGGGTTTCCTGCGAAACCAGACGAACCGTTGGCGCTAGAACAGCGTCGTGAGATGGTTCGTAAGGCACGGAGTGCTAAACTCTATGAGCCGTTGGGAGAGCACGTAAACTCGTCTAATGTTGAGCGTTTAGAACCGTTACTTAATATCTTATCTGATACTAGCGCCCAAACACGGCGCAGAGTTCACAAAATGATTGAGATTTTACTCGAGCCTGGGGCGTACGTCCTGAGCTTCCGTGATCTATGTACTAAGATGGATGTCACATACAACAATTGGTGGCGAACCGTAGCTCAATACCCTGCAATATGGCGATTCGTGAATGCTATAGTAATCGGTACAACCGACCTTGAGTTTGAGGGCAGAGTGCATGGTGCAGTGGCTCAACGGGCTATAGACGGTGGACACCAAGACTCACGCCTCTACTTAGAGCTGACGAAGAAACTCTCCCGTACAGGTTCGAAGGGCGGAGGCGGTAATACTATCATCTTCATTCAAGACACCATGAGTAGAGCAGAATATAGCCCCAAGGGCTCAGGCCCTAGTACTTTGGACCTGGAGATCGTGGATGCAGAGCCTTGATGGCCTGAAAGGCTACGGATGCGTCGAAAAAAAGGGCGAGTGCCGTGTGGCACCCGCCCGCGATCAGTTACTCACTGATCGGTTGGAAGACCGTGTACTTGGAGTAGAACTCGTTCCACCAAGCTTTCGCCATGGTCTCGTCGGCCATGACACTCTCGACCTCGCCCCCGTGCTTGAGCTCGATGGCGGCGGTGATGAACTCAGCCTTGGTGAAGCTCTCTTGCTCCAGTGCCCAGCCGAACAGTGCACGCTTGCTCGTGCCGCGGCGGTAGGGGTTGACAGGATTGTCAATCTCCACACCGTCCACGCGAACGATCGCTTTTACCTTAAAGTTCTTCATCTCCGTCTCCTTTACAATTGCTCTTCGGAACGATATGTCCCTTTGAGCTAATTTATTTAATGTTATTATAGGTTTCATTATTTAGTTATTTATGTTACAATTAATTTAATATTTAGTTATTTAAATATCATATAATTATTTTCATTCTCCTTATTAATTATAAATACATTATAACATATTTCATAACTTTTGTACACATAAATAACACAATATATAAATATTTGTTCTTATAATAACTCAATCATAAGTATGTACTATTATATATAATGTAACAATTATAACATAGTTATTATAATAATGTATGCAATAAATACAATACCTATACAAAAGGTATAAGAATTTGAGCCCCGGGGTTAATTCTTTAATACTATTAGAGCAAATAGAGCTTTGCCGGCTACGCACGCAGTGAACGCGTCCAAATTTTTTAGGAAAGAGTACTTCTTCTGCTGTAAATAGAATATAGGCCAAAGTATGAAGAACCCTGACAGAGACGAAGTCATAGGAGCCATGGTAATTTGGGGACTGTTCATCACTTGTATGATATTAGCTCTTATTCTGTTTCTTCCAGTATTAAGATCATGTAATGTCTAAAACCATAGAATTTCGCCTCTCCAATTATTACATCCCTCTACCAAAACAGAGGTTGTTTCATGAGTCACCGGCTAAATACAAATGCTACATGGGCGGATTCGGGAGCGGTAAGACTTTCGCTCTCTGTTGGGAAGCTCTCTTACTATCTCTTGAATATCCCGGAAACTACGGACTGGTTGGTCGTTACACCTACCCAGAACTCCGCGATACTACTATGTTCGAGTTCTTCAATGTCTGTCCGGACTTCCTCATCAAGGAGTATAAGAAGACAGAGAACAAGGTCGTGCTCTACAATGACTCAACCATATTATTTAGACACCTAGAAGAGCCCGACAAACTCAAGTCTCTGAACCTCGGGTTCTTCGGCATTGATGAAATGACTGAGATTCCGGAAGATGTCTTCCTCATGCTTCAGTCTAGGTTACGCAAAAAAGAGGTACCGCGGCGCGTTGGGTTCGGCAGTACAAACCCGGAAGGTAAGGACTGGGTCTGGAATATGTTCTGCAGAACACAGCGCGAAAATCCCAAGTATCTCATGGTCCAGGCACCGACTACCGAAAACCCACATCTTCCAGAGGACTACGTCGATGACCTCATCGAAGGAAAACCAGAGTACTGGGTCAACCGGTACATTAAAGGTGATCCAAGTGCATTCTCGGGGCAGATTCTTACTATGTGGGACGAACGAGAGCATGTCATCGAGCCTTTTGATATACCGGAGGACTGGAACCGGCTTGCAATTCTGGACCACGGGACGAATAATCCTACCTGTAATCTTTGGATGGCCATCAGCCCTGAAGGCTTCAAAGTCATCTATAAAGAGCATTACGAGTCTGGAAAAACCGTAGACTACCACGCTGAGAAAATCATCCTCAAGACTGGGTCCGATAATGTCCCAATGTGGCTAGCAGACCCGGCGATCTTTAATAAGACCCTTCAGTCTCCTACCAGAGGATTGTATTCCATTGCTGACTTATATGCTGAATACGGCTTGCACTACGGTCCAGCGGATAACGACCGTCAAGCGGGCATCCAAATGATGCTGGAGAACTTTAAAGTATACGACAAGCTTGTGAACCCGTTCACTCAAAAGCAGGGTTCACCGAAAATATTCATCTTCAAAAGTTGCGAATGGTGCATTTATGAACTCCCACAATGGCGGTGGAAAGAGCAAAGAATCCGTGGACGCTACCGCAACAAACCAGAAGAGCCTGAGAAGGCTAATGACCACACTGTTGACTGTGTCAGGTATGGACTTATGTCTCTGCCTGTGCCAGCGAAGAAGAAGCAGTTGGCAGCGGATAAACGACCCTTCCCCTCTGTACACGATAGACGTTGGGACTTCCTCGAGAAGAGGGCCAAACGACACGCCAAAGCGAACATCCTCGTTCCTTGGTAGGAGAAGGTATGAAGATCAAGACTGATGTAGGAGGTAAGGGCTACGGCAAACAAGGTAAGAAGCCGCAGCACGAGCTTCCGAAAGGCGAAACGCCTACGTCACCCGCCAAAGCACCGCACGGTGATAGAGGTGCTCCAGTAGGACAAGCCGGCGGGTACGAGAATACTCACGGTAGCGGCGGTTCTAGATAACTATGTGGGAGGTCGCCACAAATAGGTGGTCGTACTACGAGTACCCCTCAACCCACTTGTAGGCTCCGTGAGCCCTAGACCAGCTAGTGGATGACCTCCCACCATTTTTGAGGAATCATGTTTATCACAAAAGATCACTTGGATACATTATTGAAATTACAGGCAGAAATGATTGTACGGTCTATTAATAATGATATACAATCGATACATAAAACGGTTGATAATTTATTTGGTGAAATTCGTGAGCTAAAAGCAATTCTTCAAATGGCAATGGGCATTAGTAATGCCAGTCCTTACCCACCTCAGCCAAATCCTCCTAACCACTTAGAAAAATTACGAACTATCCAAGCCGCCATGGACGCTCAGGTAGGTTCGGTGACTGAAGGGACTGTCGACTTACCTAGGGAGCTAAAGGAACGTGGCTAGATTAACAGTTAACACGAGAGACGACGTCTTCTCTGAAGTTCAACTGATATTCCGCCGCTGGCGGATGTTCAAGTTACCATTTGAGGGCAACATGTTCCTCAATATGGCATTCTATTACGGCTTTCAATGGACAATATATAACCTACTGACTGCTGAACTGCAAGAAGTAGATAATCCCGCCGGGCTTATTCGCATTACCTCCAACCAAATCCAGCCTCGAATGCGTAATCTACACGCTAAAATGACTAAGTCTAGACCTCAGGTCGACGCAATTCCAGACAACTGGTCAGAAAAATCTGTTCGGGCGGCTAGCCTAAGCAGAAAGTTGATGGAACAGTGGAAAGTGGACCATGATGAGGATCAACTAGACTCAGAAACTGTAGACTGGACATTAATTTGCGGCAATAGTTGGAGAAAGGTGGGTTTTGACCCAACTGAAGGTGAGCAACGATCAATTGACATGGAGAAATTCCAGGAATACGCTGGATTAGATCCGGAAACTGGATTAGCTCAGCAGAGTGAGTACTTTGCACCAAATGAAGATCAAACTCAGGTAGATTTCAATGTAGGCGAGATATTTGACGAAGTAGTACCGCCATTTGAGCTCTACTTTCCAGAGTATGCCAGCACTATGGCGAATACTCAGGAGCTGCTTCAGGTAAAACTGATGCCTCTCCAAGAGGTTCGTGACAAATGGGGACTGAGAAAGACCAAGGATGTCGCACCGACTAAAGACATACATCTGGGGAATTATTTCCAGACACGTCTCCTCGGTATGGCGAATCCCGAAGTTGGGACCGCGACGGGTATTTCTCAGGCTCTGCTTAGAGGTGAGGACATTGTCTACGTTAAGGAACATTGGATCAAACCATCTAAACGGTATCCGAAAGGTCAACTACGAATTGTCGCGGGTGAAGATGCTAGAGGCACTCTCTATGCTGAGAGTAATCCTTATTATGATGCTTGGCAACCGGACGGCATTCTTAAAGAGCAAGGGTACATTCCTTTCATCAAATTCGCGGCAATCAACGCCCCAGGGAGAATCTGGGACATTTCGCCGGTAGAAGCAATGCGGCCACTTCAGGCCGAGTATAATAAGTGCATCTCTGAAATCGTGCAGAACCGGATAACTGTAGGTCGAAATAAAATCATTGCTCCGAAGACAGCTAACATTGATGAGGAGGAAGTAGCCAACATCCATGGTCAATTCCTTCAGTTCTCAGGAATTATCCCACCACAAATCTTTCCAGCACAACCGTTACCCATTCAGACCGAACGCGAGATTGAGAGAAATTCCAAAGATCTCGATACCATCTCGGGGTCTCATGAAGTCTCTCGAGCACAAGTACCTTCGGGCGTTAAATCAGGAATTGCTATTAACTATCTCCTCGAACAAGACGATACCACTCTTGGTCCGATTATCGCCAATTATGAACGAGCACAGACAAAACTAAAGCGTGCTAAGTTAGGTCTGGCGAAGTACTACTACCTAGAGGATCGTCTAATCAAAGACGCGAATACTGATGACCCCATGGAGGTCTTGTCTTTTAAAGGTTCTGATCTTACTACTAATCTTAGGCTTGTACCTGGTTCTGCGCTGCCACAAAGTAGAGCAGCACTCCAAGCCATCTACATGGATTTATACGAGCGTGGAGCTATCATAGACGAAGCTACTGGAATGCCAGACCCCAAGAAACTTATGCGCATGCTTAAAGATACTATGCCTGTTGAGTCATTCTTCGAAGCAGAAAATTTGGATGAGTCTAGAGCGACTCGAGAAAATCTTATGTTGTCACGTGGCCAGTTTATGGAGCCTAAGCACTGGGAAGACCATAAGGTTCATGTTGAGGCTCACAACCGATTTAGGAAGTCTGAGACTTTCTATAAACTCGTAGAGCAAGATCAACAGATCTCTCAAATGTTTGATTACCATATAACGTTTCATATCCAATTCTTAGCACCGCCTACTGATTCAGGCTTTGAATCTGCGCTTGGTGGTATGCCAGGACCAGGTTCAGGGTCAGGCCAGTCTGGACAACCATCACGGATTAGTCCAGGTATGATGGGATCAGGTTCAGGTGGGGCACTAAATAATCCACCGAGTAATAGAGGTCAGACGTTCGGTGGTTCGATGGGAGGCAGGTAATGGCCGATATTCTGGTACATAATACTACTGATGAAGATGTCAATTTTTGGTGGGGAAATGATCTCTATGTATTCCCTGCTGGTTCTGTAATTCCATGTCCTAGAAAGGTCGCACTCGACTGTTTCAAGCATAAAGATTATAAGATGTTGGAAGCTGTAGATCCTGCTAAAAAAGAAGGTAAAAAAGAGAAAAAGGTACCTACTGTTCAGCCATGGGATACAGAGGACTGGGATCCTATGACAGCACCTCTTGGTGAGATTCAGCAGTACTTTACTGTGCATAACCTAATCTGGAACGATGATGATGACGAAGCAAGGGATATTGTTTACGAGCACCTAATTTCTAAATAGGAGTAGAGAATGGCCCTGCAGCTAAATTTAGATGGGAAAACCATTGGTCAGCTCGATGAGAGCGGTAAATTACAAGATACCGATGGTAAACCCGTAGTTGCCCCTCAAAAACCCGCTGTTGATGAACCGGAAAAGTTAACAGTTCCCCTTAATCCGTTTGAGAGGCAGATACAGCAAGATGTAAAACCAGATGATAATGATCCTGATCCTGATAAACCGAAAGGTGACAATGACGGTGATCCCTTTGAGGGAATACCAGCTCCTCTAAAATCTTTCGTTGTAGACCAGACCAATACGCTTGTAGCGACACAGAAACAAAATAAGCTCTTACAGGATTCTTTAAATCAACTTTCTGCTACTATTAGACAGTCTAATCAAACTCCAGCTCAAGTTGAAGAAATAATCAAGGACTCTATTCCGGACGGTCTTGACAAGGAAAAAGATCCTTTTGGTCTAGCCCAGACCATTAAGGGGATGGTAAAAGCACTTAACACAATGAATACCAAAGTCAATCGGCTAGATCAGAACGCTGGTTACCAAGCTGGCGTTGCATTAATGGAAGCTGAGAAAAGTAAGCATGCAATTTTTAAAGATAAGAAGCTTTCTTCTCTCGCGGACAAAGTATTGCAATCTGAATTAAGTACTTCTAGCGACCCGATGGCTCTTATTGTTCAACGCGTGGCAGACCAATTTGAGGAAGTCGGTGCTGTTGCTGAGAAGGAATATGTCAAGGAAAAGATTAAGAGAACTGAGAAAGTCCCTCAATCTGTAAGACGTAGTGATGGTGCCACCGCGGCCATCACAGTTGACAAGCCTAAGAATGTTGCTGAAGCTAGTAAAGCCTATGCGGCTTGGCGAACAGCATCAACAAAGGCAAGACGAGGACAATAAATGGCACTAGTTGGTGGTTCTGGATGGGATCAAACAACCTCTCCAGGAACCGGTGAAATTGAATTCGCTTTAAAGAACTTTTATCTTCCAGGAATGGAAGAGCAGAAAAATAATGCTCGTGTTCTGCTAGCGGTAGTTGAACGCAACGAGAAAGATGTTTCCGGTAGTTACGCGTATGTTCCTGTGTTGCTTCAGCGCAACTGGGGCATCGGCATGCGCGCCAATCGTGCTCAGCTTCCTACGGCGGGAGCTCAGGGCGGTGAGCGTGCTCAGATCCCCATGAAGTACGCGTTTGGGCGCTTGCAGGTTACTCTGCATGCGATGACTGCCACCAAGAACGCACAAGGTGCGTATGATACCGTAATTGACGTGGAAACTGAAGGTTTGATGGAAGATCTTCCTAAGGATATCAACCGTCAACTTTATCTCGATAATACTGGAAAGCTTGCTGAAGTTTCGGGTATCTCCACCGATGCTATTACTTTCGATAATGCTACCATGGACGCTCCTACGAACGCTAATGAGCTGACGAAGTATTTTGAGGTCGGCCAAAACATCGACTTCTATACTGGTGCTGCGTTAGCGGTAGCCTCTATCGTAGTATCAGTTGATGATGCCGATACTATTACCATTACTACTGGTGATGGTGCGTCTGTAACTGCTAACGACTTTGCTTATCTTGCTGGAAATAAAGACCAGGAAATCACTGGTTTGCTTTCCATGGTTTCTGCTACGGGAACGTACGAAGGTATCAATCGTGCAACGGCCGGCAATGAGCGCTGGCAATCCAACGTTATTACTGGTTCTGGTGACGTAACTGAAGAGGATATGCAGGCGATCTATACTGCTATCCAGAAAGCTTCGGGGATGTCGCCTAACTTGGCTGTTGGTACTTACGAATGGCGTGATCGATACGCTGCAATTCTGCAGGCTGATCGCCGGTTCGTGAATACCATTGAGTACAAAGGTGGATTCAAGGGTCCAGAGTTCCACGGTCTGGGTATTGTTCCTGATACCGAGGCTCCTCGAGGACATTGTTTCTTCTTGAACACCGATTACATGTCCATTTACCAGCAGGCCGGTCTCCAGTTCATGGACGATGACGGCGCTATCTTGTCTCGTGTGCCCAACTATGCGGCGTACGAAGCAATTCTTTATTGGTTCTTTGAGCTGGGATCCCGTCGAACCAACGTGCATGGACGTCTTTCCGGCTATAATCAGTAATTAACTATTGGACGGTCAAGATGGAAAATAAGAAACTCAACGAAGATCTGGGGCATGTCTTTTCACCGCGCTTCATTGATCCCACCTTCGTGGAAAATCTCCACGTGCTAGACCCGTGCCTTAATCCTCGATGGAACCCCAAGAAATGTCGTTGGGAAATCTGGCGAAAGTGCGCGTCAGGTTATCAGTATATCTTGACCGTCCAAACTGTTAAAGGTGAGTATGCTCATCTAGATAATAGAGTATTTCAGAAGCTATTCTTGTCAGATACATCTAAGTACGCTAATAAGTTTCAGTATATTCAAACTCTTCATTTAGAGGATGAAAAACTCGCTAAAATGAAAATCAAAGAGCAGGATGAGTTTGTTCGTGCATGCCATCGTGATTTAGCTCCAGTTTTGACTCGTAAGAGAACTGTAGTAGCAGATCCTAGAAAAGTCAAAGAACAGGAGAAAAGAGTAAATGACGCTTCGAGCTAAGCAACTGGGATCCGACTATAAACTCGGTGAACAGATTATCAGAAAAGATGTAGTTAGTGTTACTACCACTACACAGTGTAAAGGTGTCTACATTGCTGGGTTCAAAAAGATCATTGTCACTGAGATAGGTATTCAAGCCTATTCATTGACTAGTGGCGGTACACCTGAACTTAGTGGTAGAATTAGCTATTCTAATACTTTAACTCTTGAAGCAGATGTAGTTTCTGGACCTACAACTATCTATACTAATCCTTCAGCTAACGATTTAACTGCAGCAGGCATGTCATTTACTCGTGAGAGAGGTGGCATATTTACTATGGACCGTAATGATTACGGTGTATACGTAGCTGCTTCAAATGCTCATGTTGTGTTACTTCAAGTTCGAATCGTTCCTACAACGGTTACTGACTGGGACGGGTATTTCTACTGCAAGTATGTAGTTGAGTATGTCTAATGCCTCTTCTACATGATCCTAAGTCAAATGATCACTATCTTGGTGCTCAACAACTCGAATATGACGCTTCAGGGGTTACCGCGAATGTTGCTGTAGCTATTCATCTTCCTTATAAATCAATTGTTATCCTTGAAGTAGGCTTACAAGCTCATACTCTTGCAGGATCTACTCCTAGCGTTAGAGCTACTGTAGCGACTTTATCATCTTGGAATTGCGCTGCAGATCCGAGTGGCGCAGCACCTACAGGGCATACTCTAACTTTTAATACTGATCAGATAACTGCTGCTGGTATAGTTATAGCAAGAAATCCTAGAGGTGTAGCTTTTGTTGATCGGCTCCTAACTAAAAATCAAACAGGACAAATAGTACCCACTGATCCTGATCTTAATATTGGTAAGCTCAGACTATTATTTTCTATAGCGAGTGGTACTGTAAGCGATTGGTCTGGTAAAATGTGGGTTAAGTACACTACTTACATCTAATGCCAAATATAACTCACGGTCCAGTTTTAGGAGCAGTAACCGATACTGAGATAAAGGTATGGGCTGCTTCTGATATTTCTGATTATATGACCGTTGAGTACGTGGAATACGGGAATCCATTTCCTGGTACGGATGTAACCGCAACTGTAAAATTAGCTTATAATGTTAACCAAATAAAATTAACTGGTTTGACGCCTGGCACTAGATATTCTTATCGTGTTAAAACTAGTACTAGCGATATTGAAGGACCTTACGATTTTTGGACGATGCCTGAAGAAGGTGGTGAATACCACACTTATATATGCTCAGATTCACATTTTAGTCCTGCTATGTTTGATCCAGCTATAAGTCCTTCATTTGGGTACGGACTAAGTTTTATGAATAACTTTAGAGCTATGCTTGAAGGTAGAGATAGCTCTATGGCGGCGGTTCTAATAGTTTACGGCGACTTGTTTATATCAGATGCTGATAATTACTCTAAATTCTTTTCTGAACAAATGGATATGAGAGTTAATCCTTATGCTGTAACATACACTAATTGGTTCATGGAACTATTAAAATATGTTCCTTATTATACTACATGGGATGATCATGATGGTCTCATGAACAACTGGTGTAAATTTACTGAGACACCAGGTATTGTAAATAGAGATATAGCTAAAGATATGTTTACTCTGATGAATCCTATGCCTGATCTTGATGAGGATAATGGCGGTGGGATCGCTCATTCTATGCGGCTTGGGAATATTTTGTACTTAATGCTAGATGAGAGATTTGATAAGGAACCTAATCCTGGAATTCTTGCGCCATACAGTATACTATGGCCAGATTATGCCCCAGCCGCAACTCTAGGCGCTAATCAAATGGCATGGTTGAGAGGTGTTCTACATAATAATTTAGATGCTGATCTTTTAGTTATTATATCTGCTCAAACATTTGTAGATAATACAGGTGCCATGGGCGGAGGAGCTGGTGCTAGACGAGATTCAATTGGAGCTTACAGTAAAGCGGAACGAACTGAACTAATACAGTATATACTTCAATCGACTTCATTTAAAGATCTTATTATTTTTACTGGTGATGATCATCGTGTAACAATAAGAACAAGAAATTGGTTGCATTCAAAGCAAGTTGATATCAATGATTTAAGTTATGATTATACTACTGTGCCTACATGGCAACTCGGTGAGAGTATACTCTATGACTTTAAAGCTACTGTAGGAGCACAAGGTGGTACTCTTGGTAGTAACGCATTTAACGATCCGGGTGGTAATCTCTATGACGATCTGGATCATCATGCTTACTATCAAATAAAAGTTGAATCTCAAAGAACTATCACTCAGTTTCATGTAGATCTTGTTCAAAGAGTAGTTGAATGGGATGATGTATTAGCTGAAACTGATTACTCTACTAGAGTTCCTTGGCACAAGACGTTTTTTGAAAGAGTAGATAAAGGGGAGCCAGCTCGAGTTCAATCAATTTATGAAACCCCGTTTGCTATTATTGATGCTGATTTTGAAGATGATACTCCTTTACTCCCAGTTCAAGGTTGGGACGATAAATCAAGAGCTATCGCTAGAGACGATTTAGGCGCTCTCTTAACAGTAGATGATATAAGTTGTTTGCTGTCATCTCA